GATGAAAATGGTAGTGTTAGAGTTCCTGGTAATTCTGGTTCTTTACCAAATGTTGGTAGTGGTTCATCAAATGGTGGATTCAGTGGTGCTACAGATGGATTGGTTGGATTTGATGCTTTAGGTCATGCAAATGGTACTGTAACAGGACCTGTTAAATTCTATGAAAATATAGCTGCACAATCACAAGGGTTTACACCAACATCAGTATCAGACGATGCTGGTGGAGCTGCTTACGCAGAAGCTCTTGACTTACTTGCAAACCAAGATGAATTTGACATTAATTTAATATTAATGCCAGGTATGATTCACAGTGTTCACGAATCAATAACAAATAAAGCTATTGACGTTTGTGAAGACAGAGGTGATTGTTTTGCAATTATCGACCCTGTGATTTATGATAAAAATCCTGCAGATGCAGTGACAGAAGCTGATAAAGTTGATTCAAACTTCGCAGCTATGTATTATCCCTGGATTAAAGTTCCTGATGGACAAATAGCTGGAACTCAAAGATGGGTGCCACCATCAGTAGTATTAGGTGGAATCTATGCATTCAATGATAGAGTAGCACACCCCTGGTTTGCTCCTGCTGGATTGAATCGTGGTGGAATCACAACAGCGATACAAGCTCAAAGAAAACTAACTCAAGGTGAAAGAGATACATTGTATGATTCAAGTGTTAATCCAATCGCAACATTCCCAGGACAAGGTGTGACTGTGTTTGGACAGAAAACATTACAGAAGAAAGCAAGTGCTTTAGATAGAATCAATGTAAGAAGACTATTAATAAGAGTTAAGAAGTTTATAGCTTCATCTTCAAGATTCCTTGTATTTGAACAAAATACAGCGGCAACAAGAAGAAGATTCTTAGGAATTGTTAATCCATTCTTAGAAAATGTACAATCACAAAGTGGTCTAAGTGCATTCAGAGTGGTAATGGATGAAACGAATAATACACCAGATACAATTGATAGAAATCAATTAGTTGGACAATTATTCTTACAACCTACAAGAACTGCTGAGTTTATTGTATTAGACTTTACAATACAACCAACTGGTGCTTCTTTTCCAGAGTAATAGTTAATAAATAACTAAAAGAAAAGGGATTTATTTAAATATAAATCCCTTTTTTTTATAAATTTTAATATTTATATATGAAAGTAAAGGTTTAAGTATTTAATAGGAGAAATTAAATGGCCGAATTATTAGAACCACAAGATATTATGTTTACACCCTTTGAGCCAAAGCTCAAAAATAGATTTATTATGCAAATCGATGGTATCAACGCTTATTTGATTAAGTCAATGAATAGACCATCAATTGAATCAGATGAAGTAGTATTAGAGCATATGAACGTAACAAGATACGTTAAAGGTAAGTCAAGATGGCAACCTTTAGAAATTATGTTATATGACCCAGTTGTTCCATCAGCTGCTCAACAAGTGATTGAATGGGTAAGATTACACCACGAATCAGTTACTGGTAGAGATGGATATTCTGATTTCTATAAAAAAGATATTACATTTAACCTTTTAGACCCAGTAGGTGCTGTGGTTGAAGAATGGGAACTAAAAGGTGCGTATATTCAATCAGCTAACTTTGGTGACTTAGCATTTGACTCATCAGACCCTGTTGAAATATCATTAACATTAAGATATGATTACGCAATCCTTAAATTCTAATAAATACTTAAACTAATATATGAGAAAACCCTTGAAATAAAAATCGAGGGTTTTTTTATTTTATATATATTTATATATGGAGATGTTATTATGAAAACAACATTTGACGAAATAATAGAAATAGTTTTAGAACACGAAGGTGGTTATGTGAATGACCCTGATGATGCTGGTGGTGAAACCAAATATGGAATCGCTAAAAGATGGTATCCTGATGTGGACATTAAAAATCTTACCAAAGAACAAGCTAAAAAAATATATCATACAGACTATTGGAGACGAGGTAAGTGTGATGATGTTCCCCCACAATTAAGACATATTTATTTTGATATGTGTGTTAATTTTGGTAGAAGAGGAGCTGTTAAGGTTTTACAACAAGCTGCTAATTCTAAAAACAGAAACAAAATTGAAGTAGATGGTGGTTTAGGACCAGCTACATTGAATGCTATACAAAAAATATCATTAGATAGAGTAAGAGCATACAGAGTTTTAAGATTTGCAAACATAGTTATAGATAAACCAAATCAAGAGAAATTTTGGTTAGGTTGGTTCAGAAGAGCATTGGAGGTATAAAATGTCAGAGAACAAATTCCCAAGTGAAATGATTGATTTACCAAGTGAAGGTAAGTTATATCCAAAAGAACATCCTTGTTCTAATGGAAAAATAGAAATTAAATATATGACGGCTAAAGAAGAGGATATTCTAACATCACAGAATTTAATTAAAAAAGGTGTGGTGATTGATAGATTAATGGATTCTTTAATTTTAACACCTGGTGTTAAATCAGATGATTTAATATTAGGTGACAAAAATGCTGTAATGGTAGCGGCTAGAGTTTTGGCCTATGGTCCAGAATACACTTGTGAGGTAACAACTCCAACAGGTAAAAAAATAAACAAAACTTTTAATTTAGCGGATTGTCCATTTAAAAAAGTACCTAATGAAATTACAGAGAATAAATTTGAAGTTACTTTACCAATATCAAAGAAAAAAGTAACATTTAAGTTATTAACTGGTAAAGAGGAAATTTTAATAAATGAAGAATTAAAAGCTTCAGAAAAAATTAATGCTGAGGTAAAACCTGAATTAACTACAAGGTTAAGACACACCATTATATCAGTTGATGGTGATGATTCACAAGCTACAATAAATAACTTTGTTCAAAATTTACTCGCAAGAGATTCAATGCATTTAAGAAGTGAAATCAGAGAGGTAACACCTGATATTGAATTATCTCAAGAAATAGAAATAGAAGGGGAGTCCGTCAAGGTTGATATACCTATGACGGTTGGGTTTTTTTGGCCTGACGCCTCAAGATAAACCAAAACTTCACGAGCAAATTTTTCAATTAATGTATTATGGTAAGGGATTTATTCATTCCGATGTATATAATATGCCTGTATATTTAAGGAATTTTTATTATAAACAATTATCAGATACTCGTACAAAAGAAAATGAACAAATCAAAAAAGCTAATCAAAGGTCAAAGGTATCAAAACCATCAATCAATCCAAGATTTAAAAGATAATTTTTAACAAATTTGATATTTATATATGAATAGATACATCTAAATAGGAGAATAATGTGTCAAAGAAAAAATCATATATGAATAATGAAAACATCTTAGCTGAAAACTTCTTTAGTAAATTAGCTAGATTATTAGGATTTCCTTCCAAAGCAGAAAAACTACTCAGAAAAGACAAAAAAATAATGTCTGGATTTAAAGATTTAAACAGAGGTGTTCAAGATATAGAAGATGGAATAAATGCATATAGAAAAAAGTTTGGTTTAGGAAAAAAAGTGAAACTTAGTAAATACAAATTAAGTGATTTTATAAAATAGAGAATAAAAATGCCAACTAAAAAACAACTTCAAGAACAATTGAATCAACGAATTGAGGACACTCTAAAACTTCAAGAAAAACAAATTCAACTAGGAAAAGTTTTAGACTCTACTACTGAAAATAGACTTAAACAATTAACGGATATTAAAAATGCTGAAGGTGATGTAAATAAGTTAACCGATATACAAGTTGATTTAACCTCAGAAGTAAATAGATTATTGGAAATAGAGCACGATTCTGTAGCAGATATTTATAAAGTTGAACAAGATATTGTCAAGAATAAAATAAAAGAGATAGGTTATCAAACTCAAGTTAACGACTTAATCGCAGGTGCAATAGCAAATGCTACATTATTAGATTCAACATTTGGTGGGGTGGGTGCTTCAATCAAAGGATTTGTAGCGAATCCATTAACAGCAGCCATAGCATTATTAGGTGTTTTTAATTCACAACAAGAAACAATAGCTGAACAATTTGGTGGTATTGGTGTTACTAAATTCAGAGATGAATTAGCTGGTGCAAATCAAGAATTTATACAATTAGGTTTATCAAGTAAAGACGCACAAACAACTGTTTCAAATATAGCTAATAGTTTTGGTTTAAGTGTGGAAGAGTCAAGTAAATTAGTTAGAAATGTAGGTAGAATAACAGCTTCAACTGGTATGTCAACCGATGAAGCTAGTAAGTTAGTTGGATTATTTACACAAACACAAGGATTAACTGGTGACCAAGCTGAAAATTTATTATTAGGAGCTAGACAACTAGCGATTGCAAACGATGTTGCACCTGATAAAGTTTTATCCGATATAGCAGCTGACACAGAAGTATTTGCAAGATTTTCAAAAGATGGTGGTGAGAATTTATTAAGAGCAGCAGTTCAAGCGAGAAAACTTGGAATAAATTTAGGTGATGTAGCTAAAACGGCAGATAAATTATTAAGTTTCCAAGATTCATTAAATGCTGAAATAGAGGCTTCAATACTTTTAGGTAGAGATGTTAATTTACAAAGAGCTAGGGAATTATCATTAGCAAATGATATAGAGGGATTACAAGAAGAATTAGTAAAACAAGTTGGAACAGAGGCAGAATTTAATAAATTAAATAGAATACAAAGAGACGCATTGGCATCAGCTTTGGGTATGGATGTAGCCAGTATACAAAAATTAGTTTCAAGACAAGGGGAACAATTAACTTTACAAGGTGAAATCAATAGATTAACTGCAGAGAATGAAATACCAGAAGAAACCATTACAGGAACAGCACAATTATTAGCAGATTTTAAAATGATTGGAATGCAATTAGCAGAACAAGTAGGCCCAACATTAAATACAATAGTTAGAGGAGTTGCGAACTTCACTGGATTCTTAGCTGAGTCAAAATTATTAATACCTGCTTTAGTCTTAGGACTTGGTGCTATGGCTGGTAGGTCTTTAACCATTGCAGGTGCACAGATAGCAGCAGCTTACGCATTAAATCCAATCGGTGCTACTATAGGTACTGCACTTGCTGGAGTAGCTATCGCTGGATTGTATTCTAGTATACCTTCAGCACAAGAAGGTGGTATCACAACACAAGAGGGATTAGTTAATGTTCATCCACAAGAAGCGATTATGCCAATTGAAAAGATGGGTGAATTTATTTCAGATGCGATTAAACCACTTGTTGAAGAAACCATTAGAGCTTCTAAATCAAATGAAAGAGCATTAGCAGAAGTGGGTAGTAAAGTGGATAGTCAAGCTACAAGATTTGCAGATGCAGTTGAGGGAATGGCATAATGGGTTTAGAGAATTTAAAAAGTGTATTTGAAGATGATTTGACTGATAGTATTGATGATTTTTCATCAAATATAATCATTAGTAGAAATGGGACACAATTGTTTGATTCACCACCTCAACCAACAAGATTCATTGCAACAAATCCAACAGATTTCTCAACAGCTGTTGGAAATAATCAATTACCATTCACACCTTTGAATTTACCATTTGACCCACAAGGTATAACTGGTGGTAAATCTTTTCTTGATGGTTTAAGTTGGGACAAACTTTATAATTCAGACCACACACCACTTGATGAACCAGGACACAAAGGAATAGTTCCAATATCTTACCCTAATGTTAACAGAGATAAATTAGATATTAGAAGTAGTAATAAAGATGCGAATTTATTTAGTTTTAGTAGAAGTCCATTTTTAGGATTAGGTGCTGGTGAACCTTATATCGTAAGTAAAATTGGTAGTGTGATTCAAAACGCGGGTAGTCGAGAAGTTCCAATAATCAGAGGCATAACTGATGCGATTAGATTAGGTAAATTTACATCATCACCTGCAGGTCTTCAATTCGTTGCTAGACAAAATTTATTAGGTTTAATTTCAAAAAGTGAATATCCATTGACTGATGATTCTGGTAATAATTATGCTATCGGAAAATCTCCACAAAGGCATGCTCCATTTTACAATCCTTTATCAAGTATAGGTGCAGCTGCAGCAAGATTAACTGGAACAACACCTAATTTTAAAATAAGAAAAGATACGTTGTTTCCAAATCTATTGGGTGATTTTGAATCTCAATATCCTGATAATTTAGGTTCACTTCCAAATATAAATTTATCATTTTTTAATAGACAAGAGGCGATTGTTGATGTTGGAACTAATTTTCCAATAGCTGGTGGGCTTAAGACTAGAAATCCAATAGTAAAATCAGGTGATAAAATGACTTTAGCGGATATGATTCAAGGAGTTGAATTAGACCCTCAAGGTTCATTTACAGTACCATTGGATGAAAATGGAGTGGTAAGTGACATCCCAGTATCAACTAATGTTGAATCCATAGAAAATGGAATGCCATTTTACTTCAAAGATTTAAGAGACAATACTTATATATTTTTCAGAGCATACATTGAAGGATTAACAGAAAACATTTCACCATCTTATGCTCCACATAATTACATTGGAAGAAGTGAACCTGTTTGGACTTATGAAAGAGCTGAAAGAGAAATTTCAATGACATTAAAATTAGTCGCACAAACACCTGATGAATTGGAAATGATTTATAAAAAAATGGATAGATTAACTTCATTGTGTTATCCTGAATACATAAATGAGGGTGAAGATGGATATGGTAATAGAATGAAACCACCATTAACAAAATTAAGAATGGGTGAATTGTTTGGAAAACAAAATAAAGAACAATTAGGATATATAAAATCTATATCTTACGCAGTTGACAATTCATCAACGTATGAAACAGCAGTTGGTAAAAGAGTTCCAAGACACGTTAATGCAACGATTGGATACCAAGTGATTCACGACAGAGCTCCAAGATTAGGTACAACATTTTATGGGATAAATCAAAATGGCTAGATACGAAAATACAAAAAAACCAATAAAAAATAAAAAATCATATTATGCTACTACTGTTTATAAAAAAGTAGAAGAAAAAAATAGTGATAGTTATTTCATTGCACAAGAAGGTGATAGATGTGATAATTTAGCCGTAAGGTTTTATGGTGATTCATCATTATGGTGGTTCATAGCACGAACTAATAATCTAACCACAAACAACATACCAGCAGGAACATCACTTAGAATACCAGCCACTACACAAGACGCTCAAGGGTTTTAAAAATGATAAATGAAAGAATATTTGGTTCACCAATATCAGGCCAAGTTAGAAAAAAACTTGAAGATAGACAAAGAGTTGCAGGTGAAGTAGCGTTTGGTGATTCCATTGAGGCTGTTTATCCTGATAAAGATGGAAACAATCAAGCTGATTTATCATCAAGAACACCATTTGTTAGAATGTGGACGAGTGTTAAATTAATTGAACCTGCTGGAGTAGCCCAAATGTTAGAAAAAATTGAACTTGGTCCAGCTTATAGTGGAATGAATGAAGACACTAGATTGAAAGTTGCTCAACGTAA